ATCACTTGCTTTAGGTCCAAGATAAACATCTGAGAAGTTAGTAATGTCTGCTACGTTAGTTGCGACTGTGGTTACATCTGAAGATATGCCAGCAACTGTTGTGACGTTCGCTGCAACACCAGCCACTGTTGTTACGTTGGCAGCAACACCCGCTACTGTTGTTACATTAGCAGAGATGCCAGCTACTGTTCCAATGTCTGTACCATCGGCTGCTACTGTCGTTACGTCTGCACTGATACCAGCAACAGTTGCTACATCTGCTGATACACCAGCGACTGTTGTAACGTTTGCTGAGATGCCAGCCACAGTATTAACGTTAGCAATGTTTGTTGCCACTGTGTTGACATTTGTAATATTAGTACCTACGGCATCCACATTACTAATGCTGTTAGATACAGTGTCAATCTCTGATACAGCTTCGTTTAAATCATTAGCTGCTGTTTCGATTTCTGATATGGCTTCATTTAAATCGTTAGCAACTGTAATGACATCAGCAATGTTAGTTGCTACAGTATTCACAGCAGAGATGTTGGTTGCCACTGTAGTGACATTAGCTGAATTACCAGCAACAGTAGTGACATTAGCTGCAATGCCTGAGACTGTAGTTACATCACCAGCAATGCCAGCAATAGTGGTAACATCGGTCACTGTGTTTACAACTTCAGGGTTACCAGTAGAAGCATTGAATGATAGATACTTACCTTTACGATCATCATCTTTAGGCAAGGTCATATCAATAGAGGATGGATCTGTGACTGGTGCTTTGATCGCACGGTCAACTTCTTCTTTGTTTTGCTGTGTGAATATGGTTAAGCTATCAAACTCATCATTGAGTGAGGTAGCAAATAGAGGACCACCTGTAGTAAAGTCTGTTGTACGCTCGATTGTTCTAGCACCAACAATGGTAATACGATCAGAAGCAGTAGGAGTAGAGGGAACATTGGTACCAGTTACAATAGTGACTGAACCTGTACCATCAACATTGATAGACACAGTAAAGTCTGTAGTCAGTGTTAATGCTGTATCATTGAAGTATACATCAATGTCAGTCTGAGCTAAGACTTCAAAGTTAAAGGCGTACGGGCCTACACCAGCAGAGCCAGTGTAAACTATACGTCTCGTTGTGCTTGATATATCGATTGCCATAATAATCCTCTACTGTATTTTACCCTTATTGTGATAAATAATCTACTAAATGATATCTATTTGTTACTTAATTGAGTATCTTTTTACTGTTCTTGCTTTATTAATCTTCTCAATTAACTCTTTATACTTACTGGTTTGAATGTTTCCATCCTCATCTTCCCATTCCCCAGTATATCTAATATACTTATCTGGAGTTAATGTATCCTCTATTTCTTCTTTTTCACCTAACATTTGACGTTTAGCTTCAGTGCGATACATACTCACAACTTGATCAATCTCTGCTCGTACATCGCCTACAGGTGGAGTCATTCCTTCTTCAGCATATTCCTCTTTTAATGCTTTCACACGAGCTGGAATAGCTTTCTCCATATTCATATACTCTTCATCACCATCGGCATTAATCGCAATAGGTAGTTTTAATTCCTGACCATAAAGCTTTTTAAAGGCATTATATTCTTTAGAACCAAGTTCAACATCATCCCAAGTCTTAGCTGGTTTAGAAATACCATGATAGTTTTCTGCTAACACCATATCCATTTCAGAATACTTTTCTTTAGACATTGATATAGATGGCACAATATTAATCCAATGCTGATGAATTGTATTTTGATTATAGATAGGTCTGCCCGCATTATCTAACTCATCTTCCAAATCACCACGCAATACAGGAACTCTCTCTAACCAAGAGTTTTGAATTTTATCAATGGCTGCAGAAGCTTGTTCATCTACACCATAAGAAGGTTTATCTGCGAGTTTACTTTTTTGATTCTCATCAATCAGTTTTGCAATATGACGTGCAGAAGATGACTGACTCATGCCAACACCTGGAATAGTTAATGCTAAGTTTTGCCCTGTAGCAATAGTCATTCTTTCTAATAAATCTACTAACATATCACCTTTGTCTTCATAATGTCCACCTACTAGAGATGTCATTTCGCCAATAAACTGCATCATAGGTAAGTTCTTCATGAATTCAGCAGAGCTAGTTGCATACGCAAGAAATAACTCTTCACCTGTCCCTGTTGTGGGATCAGCTTTAGCAAAACGATATGCATCAAATAAGTCAGCACCCATGCCATAGATTGGTGCAATCATATCAAAACGTTGATAAGATACATAATACTTACCATTACCTTCTGTTACATTGGTAAGGCTTTTTAATGCATTGATGGTTTTTACAGATAACGAATCTTTATTAAATACTAATGAATAAGGTTGCCATCCTGTTTTCATTAATGCAGCTTTTTGTGTAAAATCATTTGGACCACTGCCTGTGATTTGACCATTAATTGCATGCTCATATCCAAAGCCAACTGCCGTTCCACCTACCACTAATCTTGATATAGCACGATCTGTGTACTTACCACCACGACCAATGTCTTTATAAAACTGTGGTGAAATAAAGTTCATGCCTGGAATGCGTGATGCAGTTTGGTCTACAATCTTAGTTAAAGTATTTGCAAAAGGAGTAAAGAATCGAATCATTGGTTGATTCAACATATCATTCACATTACCATAAAAGCGATCTAATCTTTTAGTACGATCCCATTTGTAAGTAAACTGAATTAAATCTTTTACCTCTTTAGTAGATGCATAAATATCAGCGGGTTGTGTATTTACAAAGTCGGATATTTCTTTAACTAACACTTCTCGAATTTCTTGATCTGTTTTCCCTAATTCTCTTAACTCCAGAGTTCTTGTCTTTGCATAGACTGATGCTTCTTTATGTAATGCCATACGAGCCACTGTATTACCTACAATTTCATCACCAGCAGCTAATGCACGCATTGGAACAGACTGTAAGAATCCAATCCCATCAATCATCTTACCTACCCAGCTGTCTTTTAATTCACTGGTATTGAATTCGTATGCTGTTTTAGTCAATGGATTATTAATCTTCCACTGATCGGGTAAGTTCTTAGATGAGATCGGATCAAACTTCTCTCCTTTAAACCCAGCACGCTCTCCTGTTTTAATCACGTGAGCCGCACCTTTCCACCCATCCTTTAATCCAGCCCAAAATCCTTTAACCCCTGTTAAAACATCATCTAGCTCTGCAACGTCTTTTGGAACTTCCTTTCCTCTAAACTTTCTTACTGCATTAGCTAATGGACTAACAACTACACTGGATACCATATCTTCAACAGAAATTAATGCACCATGAATAGTAGAACCCACAAAGTTATCCATCCATGTTTTAGGATCATTAAGCAAATTACTTTGGAATGTATAGTAAGCTGAATCTACTAAACGATTCATGCGACCACCATGCTCATTAATTAATGCATTCTTAGCAAAATCATTTTGCGCAGTATCATACATATTAACAAAACGATTAAACGCTACTTCATTATAGTTTTCATCTAAGACATTTTTTAAGTCTTCAATCTTAACATTTGGGCCTAAGCGTTGAACATCTTTAAATGCATTCAATGCAGTACCAATCTCACGACCAGCACCCGTTAAATCTCCACTAATCTTAGACATAGCAGCCATATCAACCATCAAGTTATAACGCTCTTCTGTATCTAATCCACTTTCTTTATGTTTCTTGATTAGTAAATCAACACGTGTTCTGCGATTACGATATTCTTCTTTCATAATAGCAATTTTCATTGCTAAATTATTATCTTTTAATTTGACATCAATTGGCTGTCCTTGAAAGATACGTTGTAATTCTTGCTCTTTTAGTCCTAATGAGCCAGCATCTTTAATCAGGTCATTAACTGTTGTCTTTTTAAACTCTTTAGTTTTCACAACTCTTTCATAAATTGCATGTTCTAATGCTCGCATCTCTTCATCAGTTGTTGCAACTGTGTTAATGCGTGACTGTAAAACGCCTTCCCCTTTTTGTTTTGCAGTTGGTGATGGTGCTGTGAATGGTACGTCACCTTCCTGTAAGATTTCATTTTGACGCTTAATCACAGCATCAACTTCTTCAGGTGTAGATGGTTTAAATGGTTTTGTAACAGCTGGATCTTCAGGAGCTGGGGTCACAGGTTGTGTTTGTTGTGTGACTACTTCTCCATCAACAGGTGTGTCTGTTTTTGCACGACGCCCAGCCTTGACTTCTTGTGGAACAATACGTTTACTTTCTGGTAATGCCTCTTCAACCAGTCCTTTTAAGATTGACATTTTACCAGCAACTTTAGTTTCTTCTCCAGTAAATACACTATCCATACTAGGATCAACTGCTTCTTGATTAATAGGTATATTAGATTCAGCAATGTCTGTACCAACGATCTGACTATTCACATCATTTGCTGAATTTGATAATTGATCTAATCCTTTATTAATATCTGCCATAGCTATTTACCTTTAATTTCTATTTGAGATGAATCAAATACAATGTAACGATTATCCCCAGAAGAACTTACACTAGATGGAATTGCAATCCCATCATATCCTTTATCTTGTAATCTTTTTATTGTATCTGGATCTACACTCCATGCGTTAGATTTCATAGTACGCCCATAGTCTTTTGATCCAAGCATTCGCTTAATCTTATTTTTCCAAATCTCAAATTTCTCACCCATTCCTGAATCAAATCTGAAGTCATCAATTACATATGGGTTTTCTAATTTAAGTTGCACTTCTTTCATGTTCTTTCCAAATTGTTTTGCTTGAGTAGGATTGTCTGTAAAATATATACCACCACTTGCATTTTGAAATGTATCAAATTTTTTATCTGTTCCATGATAAACTGTTGATGGTATATTAAATGACTTTTTTGCACTACCCATACCTTTCTTTACCGCATCTGTTACGCCTGTAATAGCTTTTTTACCATATTTAAAATAACCACCAGGAGCTAATAGTTCACCTACCAGATTTGCACCTTCATTATCAAACTGAACATCGTAGTTTTCTTTTAAATATTGTTGGACGTCTTCGGTTGTGGGTAATACAGTATCTTGCTGTAAGCCTTCTAACAATGCTTCTAATGCTGTTCTATTTTGTTTGTTACTATATAATTTATCAATTACATTACCGACACTTTCTAAACCAACTTGTTTTGATAAAGCACCTAATGTTTGAATAATGTTTTGCTGACTAGCTTGTGTTGCTTCAGATACTCCACGACCTAACATCTCTACATCCCCTGGAGTGCCAACTACAGCAGTGCCAAATCCTTTAGCAACTTCCCCATAACCTGTTACAGCTTCTTTAGCCTCACGCTTTAATACATCTTTCACCTTGTCAGGATCACTGGTATTCAGTTTACCAATATAACTATCATATTCTTCAAATAGATCAGCCATTATTCTTTATCCATTTCTATACGTATTTTTTGTATGTTTTGTAGTGCAGCTAAAATAATCTCATACGCTGTTTCATCTTCATCTTTAATTTGTTCTAATATTTCTAAGACTGATGGATCATCTACATCAACATTTTTACCAAACAATTCTGCATTATAAAATTCAGATATAGTAGTAAAATTGTCAAATTGTTTCTTCACATCTTCAATAGCAGATGTCATACGACGTTGTAATTTTTCATTTGCTAATTCTTGTTTGACTTCTTCTGCTGCTTGTTCAAATGGCATTTCTTTTTGATCTTGTTTGTCTTTAATGAGTGTTTTGATTTTTTCTTCTGTTTTTTTCTTTTTAGTAGCATTTGCTTTATTGCTTACATTGTCTAACATAATAGAAGTAATAGTTGCGTTTTGATTTCTTACTTGCTTACTTGCTAATTCTTTATTAAACAATCTAGTAATAGTCACTGTATCAAACCCTTGGTTCTTAGCAGCAGTTTCCATTTCTTGGTATGTAGTATACTCACCTAATCTAATCTTCTCTAAAAACTTCTGCGCACTTGGACTATATTCAATTGCTGGATCAATATTGTATTCACCATCTTTAATCTTTTGTACATCTTCTATCTTACCAACTGTTGGATTGTTCAATGACAAGTCACGTAATTGTTTTAGAATTTGATTCTTTTGAGCTGGAGTTTCTGCTTGATCATGTGCATCGACCAATGCATTCCATTCAATAATGTCTTCTTTAGTTTTCACATCTAATGCATATTTTTCATCTGCATATTGGGTTTTGTATAACTCACGTAAGTCTTTGACTAATGCTTTTTTCTTTTCTGGAGGTAATGATCCATACATATCTGTGTAATCACCTACAACTCCACGTTGTACATCATTAATATATTTACCTGGGTTTTTAATAAAGTCAGAGTTTTCTGAATATGATTTAGTAATAGCTGACATGATTGTATCATTTTGCATTTCACGAACACGCTCAATTGTTTTAGCTTGTTTAGCTGCACCTAAAAATCCAGACTTATTAATGATTGCCATTGCATCACTCATGGTTTCTGTTTTAAATAAATTAGGATCTTTAATGGGCATTGATGTAATTTTATCTTCCCATGTACTAGCTGTATCTAAAATAAAGTCTTCAAGCTCTTGTTCAAATAATGCTTGTTGTGCTTCAACAATTTTACCTACACCATATTGCCTAATTTCTCGCCCACGCGTCAATAGTGATGTTCTTAAGCCTAATCCTTCTTCAGCATCAACACCAGATAAGAATCGAGATTGACCATTAATAACACCATTCAATTCATTATCTAAATCGGTAACATCTCTAATTTGTCCTGTTTTAATTAACTCTTTAATAGCTGTAAAATCTTTACGTGCTTCATATTCTAGTTGTGCGCGCACTTGTTTGGCTTGTACTTTTTGTGCATATTTACCAAACACAGTCGTATCTGATTCAAACAATTCTGCTGGAGTAATGCCAGATTTAACGGCTTGATCCAATTCCTCTAATGATGGTGCATTTTCAAGACCATACTGCATGCCACGTTTTTGTTGTTGCTCAGTAATCTCTTTAAATGCAGTTGCTGAGATACGATCTAATGCTTGCTCAAGACGTGCAGATCCTTTAATAGATTCCTGTATATTACTTAAACGTATATCTGGAACATCTGCTAACTGTATATTCTGCCTTGTGTATCTAGGATCTTGAGCCATAATCTATTACCCAATCAATGTTGTTTGTGAATATGTGTTAGGCGTTCCTACAATGCTACCACTGCTTGATGCCGTGCTAGTAGAGCGTCCTTCAAATATTCCTGTTTTATATAAACCATAACCTGTTTCAGCAATCTTAGCTGCTGAAGATAACATGCCTGATCGTGATGCAATATCAGATGCCAAACTATCTACTTCAGATTGTGTGTTACCACCCAGAATCGCAAAACGTGCATTACTAATGTCATTCATTATATCACGACCCGCATTACGCAAGTTTGCAGTAAACACTACATCTGCTTTACGGAACGCATTAGCTGACGCATTAGCTGCAATCACACGACGTAATGTTTCATTAGCGCGTTGTTCATATTGGGCTGCTTTTCTTTCGCCTTGAGCCACAGCAGTTTTTGCTTGTATGTCATACATAGCAGCTTGAGCGCGAGCCTGTTGTTGTTGTTGCATAACGCTAAATGTTGTACTTGCTGCTAATAATGCGACTTCCCATCCCATAATTATGTTCCTTGATGTGTTGCTACTTTATATTCTAACCCAAGCAATGTAAGTTTTAAAGGTGCAGATTGTGTCACTGTAATCTGACCTTCATTGCTATACCCTAATATTCCATGTAATACTTTTGTTCCTGTAAATACTGGTGTGCCTGAATCTAAAACTCCAGCACCTAAATTTCTAATTGGCACTAGATTGTCATTGATAACTAAATTCTGTGTTTCATATAATAATGCATTGACTTCAACAATACGTTTTCTAAAGCCAATTCGAGTACCTGATTGAATTCGTAAATCAACAGGCATTGTTTTTATAATCACTTCAATCGGTAATCCTACTTGGCATGATGTAGTTGGTGGATTTGTAAAGGTCACTGCGCTATCAGCTGTTTGATCTAATTCAACTAAACCGTCAGATAAAACATTTACTGTTTGTCCATCAATATGTGATGCATCTAAACTTGCATTATTTGTACCAATGATAGCACTATCTGTTAATGCTGCATCATCAAAAACTTCAACATAGTATTTTAATGTGCCATTGTCATCACGCTCTACGACTGTATAAATATCAGTAATGTCAACACCAACGTCTTTAAATTTACCAACAGTTGTAAACTGACTTGGAGCAATAACATTCTGTAATCTTAATAATGAAAACACAGCCATCGTGCCATCATCACCATTAACAATTAATAATAAATCATTTTCATCTGTTGCCACTGCACGACGAATATCCATGCCAGTAGGATTCTTTAATAAATGTCCAGCCAGTAATGAGATCTTTGATGTAATGTAAGTTAATTGTGTATCAGAGTATGCAATCTCAGATAATTGCTTGCCTTGTCTTTGTATAAATAACACACCAGATTCTAATTGTTTAACTCGTATCCCTTCTTTAGAACCATTACGTGATGTTGATGATAGAAAGAAATCATTTGGAGTAATCGGTGTCAATCCTTCTTGCGGAACATAGAATTCACCACCCGTCGTAAATACTTGCAGATCACGTCCTGACAACATATCTGTCACTGCATTAAAGGTATTTGTATCTAATGTGGCTTCAACAGCATCATCATCTAAACCTTCTACTGCTTCAAAGTCAAAGAATAGACCTACTTTAGAACCCCAAATAGTTGATGGTCTTGATTTAGATCCACCAAAGAATAAACGTCCTTGATGAAATGTGACTGATCGCGGCCATCCTTTGGATGCTGACCATACATCTTCATATCCTGTTTCTAATTCCCAATTACCTGAAGTAATACCAGAAGTATTAAAGAATGGAAACTCTGTGACCACATTGACTGAAGTAGAGCTATTGTATTGTATTATCTTTGCTCGTCCTTGCGGTTCAGCATTAATATACTGTCCAACATGAGAAGCACTAAATACACCAGATGATGCAGTAATGGTAACTTTACCAGCCACATCACTTGGAGTAATGGTTGCTGCTGGGTTAGAGGTTGCTAATGTAAATGCATATTGAGGGATAGATTCAAAAGTTACATTAGAAATAGTCCATGATGCATCAGTAGCTCCACGAACAATCTTAATAGGTTGAGTATCTTCATCAACAATAATTAAGGTATCAGCCGACTGTGTCCAATTTAAATGAGACAAATGAGTGGATGTTAATCCATACCCAGTGGTATCTAAATAGTCATTACCTGAAGCGTTAATGTTAGTAATCAGAGCTTTGTCTTTAAAAACATACATGCGATTGTTTGTAAAACAAAGCATATAACTGTCTTCAATTGAAAATTCAAAATGGATTAATCGGACACCGTCAGCTGGAGTACCACCTAGTTCTGTAATAAATTTAGTACCTGGTCTTCTTGTCACTCCACCTTGAGGTTGACAAATAACATTTTGTGCTGTTTGCAAAGCATTACGATATGCATCTAAATCAACACGAGAACGAACAAGTGGATCTAGCTCACCTGTTGTAAAGTTCGTTTGTATATTTACAAAACGAGCCATTAGTACCTCACATTAATTAATGAGAAATCTTGTATTGCGTTTGTTGGATTACCCTGTCCATCAATGTTCATTGCTTGACGCATGTAACCACCACGACCATTTTCACCTGGCGTCCCTTCTGCAATGGTTCTCCAATAGTCTGATTTGTCAACTTGATCGGTAATCGGCATTGCTAAATGCCATGCCATTTGATATTTGAGCAATTGCACAAAGTAATGTGGTAATGCATATTCGGGTACATTGTATTGATAGTCAATGTATACGACTTCATAGTCTGTTAATAGTTTGTTCCCCATCAGACGAAACTCTCTGCGTGGAGGTGCGCCTACGTCATCTGAATCATATACGGCATTCGGTCTGCCAATAATGTCAGAGGGTAGTTGATATTCATATTTGTATTCATTAGCTGGTGTAGTCACCAATCGAGCTAATTGTGTTTTCTTAAACGAGAATGACCAATCGTATAAAGTTAATGCACGAATCTTAATGTCTGGATAAAGTCTATCGCAAATGTTAGATTCATCTGTACCTTCAGTAAAAGATGATATAGGATTTGCACCAAGCATCAATAATGCATCGGAGCATATTTTAATATCGGTATCACCTGTAGCCATTTTCTTTCCTTTAAATGTGCAAATAGGTAGGCACCGAAGTACCTACCCAATCTGCATTAAACAACTTAGTCAGCGTCTGCAACTGATAGTGCTGTACCGTCAGATACGTCAACTACGCCAGAAGCATTAGAAAGTACAGTAACTAAAGATGATGTAGGAACAGAAGCGTCCCATACATGAATTAAGTCACCTACTTTTAATACAGTATGTGCGTCATTGAAGTAGCCTGATGTATTGATATCAGCAAGAGCGTCAGTACCAGGTGCTGTATAACTCCACATTTGAGGAGCATTACCAGCTTTAGACTGACCACCTATTGGTTGTAGATTGTCTTTATTATAAGCCATGTGTCATTCTCCTTAAGCTGATTCACGACATGTGATTTGAACAATACCTTCAGCATCGATCGCTGTAGCACCAGCTGAGAACATTGCATTCACTAAGAATGATGTTTTCTCTGGTACATAATTGATCTCTGTCTTAGGACCCATACCTTCAGCATAACCAACTGCATCTTTGTGGAATGCCCAAACAGTTCTGTCTAAAGAACCGTCAACAGCTAAACCACCTTCAACTCTGTCGCCAAGTACGTGGAATGTGAAACCTAAGAATGTATTGATTTCACCAGATACTAAAGCTTTAACTGAAGCATAGTCAGATGATGTTAATTTTTGCTCACCTAAGATTGATGCTAAAGAGTTAGCATGAATCACCATGTGACGATCTTGTGGAGGTACGTTACCTTTGTCTAACAATTTCTTAGCTGCAAGAAGTTTGTCTAAGTTAAGGTTTGTATCTGTACCACCAATGTCGTTTGACACAGTGTTAGATGTTGAAGATGCTGTTAAAGCATCAATAATAAGTTGGTCTTGACGACGACCAATTGCATTAGCCACAACTTGCACTAATTCTTGTCTTTCGTCAAAGTTAACTTTTTGTTGCATGAAGATGTCAGAATATTCTGCTGCATTCCAATCTTCCATTGTTGCTGTTACTTGTGAGAAATCCACATTTAACGGTGTTACGTCTGTTTGTGGAATACGTAATGTTGCTACGCCTTTACCCACTTTAGGAAATTTTGCTGTTGAACCCTCAACGCCACGTCTTTGTCTCACTGCAGCTACAAGCTGTGCTTTAGCTTGGTAAGCCTGTTTAACTTCGGCATCAAATAGGGTAACAAAAGCATTAGATAATCCAATAGCCATTTGAGACTCCTTAGTAATTAATAAAAATATGTATTAATCGCTGTGGTATGCCAGTGAAACCTGGGCCAGTGCTTGCTATTTACGATAGCCATACGACAAGGTTACTTGCGTTAAGGGTTGTTTTGTGATAAACAATGGGCCTTATCCCCGATTCTACTCGAGAATAAGGCTTTTTGTCAAGCTTTTAATTGAAATTTTGTTGGAAAGCTCTTTCGACCTTAGCACGGAAACTAGGATCTGTTTTGTATCTTGGATCAGCTACAAGTTGATATAACTCATCTTTAGATGGCGCACCCTCAACAGGTGTTGTTTCTACAGGCACACGACCTTCGTATGATGCTCTGAGTTTTTCTAATGCAGCAATACCGCGAGCAGTACCACCCATTACTTTAAACTCTTCAAAATCATCTTTACCCCATACACCTTTGTTGACTAGACCGCTTGCCCATTTTACCATACTCTGAATGCGAGCATCTGCATTTGGACCTAGCATCTTACGCTCTTGTTCAATGTTCATAGATGCTTGTTGATTGCCAGCAAGACCCATTTCAACAACTTGCCCTACCAAATCATCTAATGCAGCTTGACTGACTTGATATTCTTTTGCCCAATCCATTACATGATTTCTGACAGGATCGTCTTCAGGGATATCACCAAATGCAGCCGTATCATAATTACCATCTGCTGGTGCTTTGTGTTTACCTTGTGATATTTTCTTACGAAGATCAGACCATGATTTAGCAATGCCTTCTAAGTCTGGAGCAGAATCATCATTCTTCCAAAAGTTTTCTGGCCACCAATCTGGTCGTTCTAATGGTTCATCATCGTCTTCCGTATTTTCAAACTCTTGCTTTGCTTTTAGTTCTTCGGGATCGCGATGATCTATTTCTACTTTCTGTGGATTTTCTTCGCTAGCTTCTTCGACTTCTGGAGTTGCTCCATCGAGTAGGCCAGTGCTTTCTTGCTCCACACTAGGCTCGAGTGTTTCTTCCATTACATTTTCCTTGCTCTAATTAACCTTGCTTCTAAATCCCGTACGATACTATTTTGTCCTTCACGGTAGTAAGCGTAGCTTGGATCGCTACCTGGCAAGGCAACAGGTTGCTCAACGACTGCTTCACGCAGCCATTTTAATAACTGTTCACCGTCCTCACCCCCAAGGACTCTTAAACAAAGACGATCTACATCATCTCGTTTTTGTTTTACATCTCTTATATCTAATGGTAATGCTTGTTCTAAATCTTCCCATCCAGCCATTATTGTCCTTTCATCACAGCATCAGCCATTGCTGGTATTGCCTCTGGTGCTTGTTGTGCCATTTGCTGTGCTGCTTGCATTGCTTGCTCCTGAGCCATTGCACGCTCTTCTGGTGTCGTTCTCACACGAGCGGGTACACCTAACTTGTCTGCAATATAATCCATCATCTCACTGACTTTTAATGTAGACTGAGCTTCTGGACCTGACTGCTGTGCAATCTGTGCATACTGCAACATATTCTGTATATCATCCATATTTTGTGCCATAGCTAATGGAGCCACAGGTGCAATCTTAATTTCAAGACCATTAACCTTTAATGGTAAATCAATTATACCACGCTGATCCATCACTTGCAGTATTTTGGAAACTAATGGAATCATGGTTTCATTAATCAACCGACCAAAGGCAGAGCCTAAGTTTTGTGATAATTCTTTCATACGCTCAACAACTTCTGTTGCGGATCGTGCTGACATGTTATCAGGTGGTAATGATTCATCCAGTAAGATGCGTTTAATATTTTGACGCAAGTCATTCATGATAATTTGAGACACATTAAAATCACCTGAACGTGGTAATGGTCTGAGTGATTCACCTTGTGGACCACCGTTACGTGCTACAGGAATAATGGCACCTGGCATAATCTTCACGGTGTTAGGATTCAATACACCATCATCTGCAGCGGTATACACTCCACTAATTGCTAATGATGCATTCTTTAACACTAGCTCTAATGTTTTATTTAATGTCTTTACATCAGGCAATGCTGTGATTAATGGACCGCGACCATAAATCTCACCCGCTACTTTAGCATAACGTGATACGATCCAAGGACTATAATCCATACGCTTATATACTAATTCAGCTTTTGAC